ACAATCAAGTAGGGGCTTTTTTGTGTCAATTTAGTATAATTATTATAAAGTTAAGATAAAGTATAAATTAAAAAGGAGGAAGTCCAATGGCACAAAAAACACCAGCAATGGAATACCGTAACTTAGAAACAGAAAAACGTTTAAACTTTAATTGGGACGAATATAACGCAATGTCAATTTGGGAATCTGGGAAATGGGGATTTAAAAACCCTGAAGCTAGTAAGTACGCCCTTGATACATTGAAGCGTGAGCGTTTAGGTATAACAGCCGATATAGATTTACAACAAGCTGTAGCAAAAATTAAAGAAGAAAAACAAGTTGAACGTGAAATTAAGCAACAAGAACGTGAGGCTAAACTACAAGAGCAAAATAAATTAACATGTAAGAAGTGTGGGGGTCATGACTTCCAATTAGCTGGAGATAACTCAAAAAAGTATTCATTTGGTAAGTCTGTGGCGGGTTCAGTTGGACTAGGTGTTATGACTGGTGGATTAGGATTCATTGCAGGTGGTGCGGTTGGTTTTGCAGGTAAGAAAGGAAAGAAACACACATTTGTCTGCTTAAACTGTGGTAAGACCATGGAGATTAAGAAATAACAACCCTTACAATCAAGTGGGGGCTTTTTTGTGTCCACAGTTTCAATCCTAAGATACTTTAAAACAACTTTAGTGTAATTATAAGCAAACCACTTAAAACGCCTATAAGAGCCTTATATGGCTTTATATGGATAATGGTGCCTATATAAATATTAAGAAAAGGTTAAATTTAATAATTTTCATGCTTTTTGGGTCTCTCGTGTCTAATTAAGTATGTAAGGGTATATTTATATATGAATATGTGTACATTACAGGCTACTGGTGACCATATATTATATAGAGCCACATATTAAATTATTAATTTTCATGCTTTTTCTTTTCTGGTGACCATTATATATTGTAAAGATATATTTATATATGAGTATGTGTATATTACAGGTTAGCTATGGTGTATATCTTATATAGAACGTATTTTATTGCTCAAAGCTCACATTAATGTGGGCTTTTTTATTTTGAAAGGAAAAAATTATTATGACAAACTCAGCAAACCGCAAAGGAACACTATTCACACTTAGTGATGAGATTATTTCACTATTGAATCAAGCAAAAAAAGAGAGCCACGTACCTAAGTCTCAGATTGTAGAACTAGCACTAAGAGAGTACCTAAAGGATTATCAAGATGATGATTCAAACAATGATTAAAAATGTAGTTGGATAGAGAATAGGAGATATTTAAATTATGGAAATTACAGGACAGCTAATTAAGACAGAAAATACACTCGATAAGGCTATACTTTTGGCTAAAAAAGCTATTAGTGAAAATAAGACATTTTCAATATTTTTCTCTCAATATTCGTATGATGAAATTATGGATTTATATTTTAGTTTTGATGAAATTGAAACAGAAGGATATACCACACCATACGAAGAGATAATATTAAAGCCTATTGTAGATGAAATTATGAATAACAAAACCATTGATGACGTTGAAAAAGAAATAATTATAAGCTCAATTAATAGTGATGTGAATGTAGACGGCTGGATTCTATTAGATACAGACAATTGGGTTAGTGATGATATTGACGGAAAACTATATGAGTTACACACTAAAAAAACAATTCAACTAAAAGAAATCAATCTCATTACTAAAGGAAAATTTGAACGTGATATCAGAGGGGTATTTAACGATAACCGTTTAGAATCAATGGACGAAGTTATTTTAAACGATAATAATATCTCAGAATTTTTAGAGGGAATGAAATTAAACTTATCAGACTACCTCAAAATTAAAAATGTAACGTTGACGGCTCATGTTGATTAAATTGATTGTTTAGTATGTTTAGTATGGTGCAATTCGTAAACTCATTACACCGTATTCGAAAACTAAAGTTCTCTCATAGATTGATAAATTTTAATTGATGACTTAAAGAGGTTTATATTATCCACGAAAAAATGAAATTTTTGAGTGTAATGGCATGAACTTGTGAATGTCATTATTTTTATTTATCTATAAACACCTTAATAGTAATGCTATCTGAGAATACTTTTTAAAAAATATCTATGTAACCGTTGGTAGAGTAAGGATAACAGAATTTTAAAGTGTCGGAAAAAACGTGACAAAAATAAGCAAACAACCAATTTTGTCACAAAAAATCCGACACCTAATAATAAAGAAAAGAGGTCAACATGTGAACTATTTAGAACAAAATATAAAGCTGATTCATGACATGGAATTAAATAATATGGAGAACAGTTTTAAACATATAACAGGGCTAAAGAAAACCCTTTTAACTATCAACAAGTCAGCTATTAAAATACCAGAATCAAGACAGACATACCATATAAGCACTGGTAACTATTTAATTAGATATGACACTATTAATAGCACAAATAAAGTTAGTGATAGAGAAAAATATTTATTACAGCTTTTAATACTATCTAACTGTATTAGACGAGTGAGCTTTTATGATTTACCACTAAAAACACAACGAAAATACGCTAGAGCCAATGATTATCGAGCTTACATTTATGAAATATTACCATTGAGAAACGCTAGATTTGATAGATTAAGAAAAATAAAAAAAGATACACCCTTAAACTATTCAGCTTTATGTTTGATAGAGGGTGTAGGACTAGCTAATCAAGTGTTTAAAAGATTTACAACATATAAAGGGTATTATTATTTTTCATCTGATTCATTAGAACTCATAGCCAATTATGTATGGGAAAAACACACAGCCACGCTAAACGATATAGCTAATTTTTATTTAGATAATATGCTGATTAGACCACAGATATATGGAAAAAATATGCCTTTAAACAGAGATGAAGAGGTTGCTTATATTATTAGTGTGCTAAAAGCATTAAATGATTCAGGTTGGTGGAAAAAATATGACATTAATATAAAAAGAAACGGTCAATTAATGCGCAATAAGCTACAAGATGTAAATGGTAATACATTAGTAATCACAGAAGAAAAAAGGAAAATAAAAAAGCACATAACAGAGGGCAATCTGTTGTGTGCGATAGAGAACATAGAGAAATGTCTCAATTAGGTATATAACTGATTGTAGCATTTTTTTGTTGTTCTCTCAATCTAGGAGAGAATAAAATGGAAAATAAAGAATTAGCAAATGAAGTATTTGAAGCAATTTACACAGATTTTAGTGATGAGATAGATAGACAAACTAAAAAGCTATGCTCAGAGTTGAGACGTACAAACAACAAAGAATATAATGACTTTGAAGACACTAAGAACTTACTAGTATCAGAATTATATAACCGTTTATCTAAAGCTAAAATTAGCACATTACAAAAGTACAGCAACGATAAAGACGCTCAAAAGAAACTAATTTCACAAGTTAAAAAGCAAGTTAAAGATGATGAAAATAATGGCACAAAAATTTATACCACAGAGCGCCAAAATGTTGAGCAATATGATTGGAAGACAGATGAAACCACAACAGAATACAAACAAGTAAGAATCTATCAACCACAGGTGTCATTCGATAAACAAACAGAATCAGATGAATCTGGATATAGCTATTCATTGAGTGACGCTTTAAGTGTAAATGACGTTAGAATCCCTGATATGAGAGAGATAGAAAAGGGGAATGTGGTTCAAGTATTAAAGAACATTGAGCTATTTAGTAAACCCTCTCAGGCATTTGTGATGGTGTTATTCACTCAAGGAGAAGAAGAAACTAAAAGACTGCTTAATATGACAAACAGCAACTTTAATCAAAAGATTGAAAGGCTGGAGAGTTGGATAGAAAAGCACTCAGCATTTAAAGATATTCTCACAGGTAAAGAACAAGAGCATTTAGAATCACTTACAGACATGGCACACTTTGAGAATCTGTTATTAATTGCAGAACAGTCGCAAGTTCAGAAGTGGCTCATAGCCAATATTGATAAGCCGTGGATTAGATATATCCTAGATGAGAAAACAGACAATGATGTGTTAGCTATTGAATCGTGGGACGTTGAGGGACAAAGGAAAAACAGTTATCAATTCATTGATTCAATGCACGAGTTACAAGAGATGTATCAAGATGAAGTCATGAGAGCAAAATAAAAACACCTATGGGAGTTAGATGTTTTAAAAGAGAGAGATGAATATTTTTTGTTTGGGAGAGAGTATACCTTGTATTTAAGGTATGTATTTAGAATAATCTTCGTAGATTAAATAGAGATAAAAAGAGGGTGATTGATTTGAAAATGAGGCATTGTAAGTATCAAGGGTGTAGGAAGTTAATACCCTTTGATGAATCCTATTGTCATGCTCATGAGCTTGTAATGGCAAGTAAGGCAGTTGATGAAGAGATAGAACAGAAACGTTTAGAGAGCGTGTCACAAGGATATAGAGCAAGTGAGAGACATACAAGGTACAGCAACTCAGAGCATTCACATGAGCTAGGACATGCTTTCTATCAGTCCACACAATGGGCTAGATTGAGCGCTAGAGTTAAGGTCAGAGACTTATACACTGATAACGTTAATGGGCTTGTGTATGGTAAGGGTGAGCTTATTGTAGACCATATTGTGCCTAGATTAGTTGATGAGAGTAGAGCACTTGATGATAGTAATTTATGGCTATTAAACAGGGAACACCACAATAAAAAGACAGCAATAGAGAAGAGAATGACTAAAGAACAATTAAAGAGAATGACTAAAGATGATTGGATTAAGTTACTTAAATAGTTATTTTTGCAATGATTGTTATGTAATTAATATATAAGGCAATGAGAGTTGTCTTTAGGTCAAGTAACTTGAAACGATAGAGTTATTTACTAATAGTTAGTAAGTATATTGATGACATGATTTGATTGAGATGAGTTGATTGAGGTAAGTGTACAGTGCGCAATGTATATGACCTGATAGAGATGAATTAATTGAAATGATTTGATGAAATATATTGATTGAACGCAAGATAATGGGTCACAATGACTAATGTAACTGTTTTGAATACAGCAAAAGACTTATTTTCTTTATTCTTTCTTTTTATTCTCCAAATTTTTCTGATATGTCGCGCTTTTCAACGATGACATGTTAGTTTTTTACACGGTTAAACAATGTTGAGGGGTTTCATCCTAGATTTTCCCTCAGCGTACATAAAAAATATAGTGGGGGGCGTTATATTAATGTTATTTTTAATAGCTAGTGTTGACTTTTCTATAAAAAATTTTGCATTTTGAGCATACTATTTTTATGCAAAAAAACGGTCACACAAAAATAGCCCTAATCCTTTATGGACGGGCTTTTAAATTACTTTTATTATAAATATATTATAACATATAATCACAAAATAGCAAACAAAGGGGGGAAATAAATTGACACAAAATATTAAGCTAGACGACTCACAGAATGCTCGAAAATATCAACGTGAGAGAACTGAGAAAGTTAAGAATCTAAACAAGTCATTTGATGAATTAGATGTTAAAGCGCCAGCGTTTATTAAAGACAGAGCCTCAAAGAAATTATATCAATACCTAGCAGAACAGCTAAACAAGTCAGGTTACATAAATAACACAGACCAATCAATTTTAGTGACATTAGTTATTAATATACAAGCCTTAGAGTCAGCTTATGAATCGTTAAATAGCGTGGGAGCGACATATACAACTGATAACGGCATGATTAAAAAGAATCCAGCCACTGATGTCATCGCCACCACAAGCACTAAAATATTATCAGCTTCAACCGCTTTGGGGTTCTCTCCAGCTTCAAGAGCCTCATTAATTAATCTAGCACAAGTTGATTCAGAAGATTCAGCTCAAAAGCTAATGGAGATGTTTGCTGATGAATGATTATGCTGATGTCATTGATTATTATGGTGCTGATGAGCCTAGTATTGAGTATTGTTTGAAAGTATTAAACGGTGAAATTATTGCAGGTGAAAAAATAAAATTTGCAGTTAAGCGCCACATGAATGACTTACAGAAGACTATACAAAGTGAGACATTTCAATATGTTTATAAGCCTAAATTAGTCACTAAAATACTCAAGTTTAGCTCATTGCTCAAAGATGTTTCAACTGGTGAGAATTTTAAACTTGTATCATTTCAAAAGTTTATATTAAGTCAATTAGTGGGCTGGTGGCACGTTGACGGCACTGTTAAATACAAATATTCATACATAAGCATGGGGCGGTCACAAGGTAAAAGTCAGGTGCTAAGTGTTTATCTCATGTTTCAGTTACTTTTTGCTAAAGGTGTCAGCAAAGATATTGGCTTGGGTTCGATTGATACAGAACACACTAAAGTTTTGTATAGATACATGAGTTATAATTTTGAGCTACTTGAAAAGGGGTTATTCAAGTCATTATTTAAAGAGTTGGGAGTTGAATTTAACAAACAAGAGATTAGGACAACAGCCACAAGCTCAGTATTAAATAGATTTTCAGCTAAAAGTACACCCACAGATTCACGACATTTTACAACTTTTGTACTTGATGAAGCAATGTTACTCACAACAAGGGACAAGGATTGGTTAGATTCAGTTACCTCAGGACAAACAGGCTTACCTAATTCACAGTTTATTGCAATCACAACGGCTCAGAGCAACCCTCAAAGCCGTATTTTTTTTGAACGTTATCAGGAGTATTCAAAGGCTATTGAATTAAATAATTTTGATGATAACTATGAGCGTGATTTAGTTCTAGTTTGGGAACAAGATTCAGATGATGAAATGCTGACAAATGATTTTGATATTTGGATTAAGAGCAATCCTTTATTAGAACTTGAAGACATTAAGCAATCACGTATATCAGGCTTAAAAATTGAACGACAAAAGAATATAAATAGTGGCTCAAGTGAATTCATGGTTAAGTCTATGAATAGATTCGTGTTAAATGGTGCCACAGATGAATCATTTACAACGGCTGAGTTAGTTGAAAAAGCTAAAGTTAATAAGATACCTGATAACGTGATTGAATCTGTTTATATTGGCTTAGACCTCTCAAAGACTGGTGATAATACAGCAATATCAACGTTATATGTTAAGCCAGACGGTCATTATTATGTTGGTTCATTCACATTTGTACCAACATACCAGCAAGACCACGATATTAGCAAAAAGTCAGACCACGATAATATTGACTATTTAAAAGCTGAGAAGTCAGGACGTGCTTATATTGCAACAGGTGACGGCATTATTGATGAAGATGAGGTTATCAATTGGCTAGTGAATCATATTCAAAAGCTACAGGAAAAATACACCGTTACATTTTTATATGATTCATGGGGAGTTGATTATATAGCTGATTCAATTGATAAGGCGTTACCTAATTTAATCATGTTGCCAGTCAAGCAAACAACACCTTTCATGTCACCACCTAGCATATTCACACAGCAGTTATTAGTGGAAAATAAGTTACATTTTATTAGTGATGATAATATTTTGGAATCAGCTTTATTAAATGCAAGAGTGACAAAAAATGACTATGGTATCAAGGTAGTTAAAGATACATATTCAAACAAAATTGATAATTTATATAGCGTTCTGATAGCAATGTTTGAGGCACAGTATGCCTTGAAAAATTATACAAATAATACGGATAACAATTTTTTTGCTGGTATGAATCAGCAACAGATTGACGACTACTACAAAGAATATAAATTCTAAAATTAAAAAGGAGAGAGAATGGGACTATTCAAAAAAGAAGAGCGTTCAAGCATTACACCAACGCAACCAGTTATTTTTGTACCACAAAATGGCTTCACATTGGTTACTACTGGTGAATCGGCAGTAAACGCAACACCAGCGCTACAAAGTGCAGTGTCAACAATTGGTAACGATATGAATGCAGTACGATTCACAGGCGGACAATCAAAAGTGTTAAACAAGACAGACTTTACAGATATTTACCGTTCGTTATTGGTAGACGGCAATTCATACATGTTGATTCAAAAGGGTGCTAATGGCATTGTAACGGACCTTACAGCGGTTAATAACAGTGATGTCACTATCAATTATGAAAAGGGTGAAGTCACGTACACAATCAATAACACTAGTGGAGACGAGCCTTACCACTCAGGAATTTATGACAATTCTCAAGTGTTAGCTTTTGTTATGAATCGTGGTATATACGGCATTGAACGGTATGTAGGGCACTCACCTATTGAATCACTTAAAACAGTGCTAGAGCAGTCACAACTAGCCAATAAACAGATTGAATCAGTGCTAAAAGAGTCTATTTCACCTAAGTTACACCTTGAACTCATGGCAGACGCAGAAGACGATACGAAAGCAAAGATTAAACAAGCGTTTATGAATGCTAACGAAAATGACAGTGTGATTATTTCTGATTCACAAGTCAAGGTATCAAAGTTATTTACCAATGATTCAAGTAATGATAATTTGATTAACTTATCAAAGACACTCAGTGATTCAGTGAATAGTGTTGCCACAGCTTTTAACATACCCTCGAGTAAGGTTGGAGCAAATGCACAAGATGACGCTCAAAGTTCGGTAGATATGATTGAAAAGCAATATTTAGATTCACTGATTCATAATTATCTATCAATCATTTTGAATGAATTGCGTGAAAAAATTAGTCATCAAATTGAGTTGGATATCACACCATTGACTGATTTTGATAACACAAAGTTGATTCAGCAAACTATTGATTTAGTTGGTGCTGGTATTTTGCCAGCAGTTGAGGCACATGAAATTTTAGTTAAGAGAGGTGTACTAAGTGAGTGACACATTGACACAAACAGTTGAAATTAGAGCAAAGACAGATGAAAAAAGGCACTTATTGAGTGGTTACGCAATTGTATTCAATAGCCCTAGCGAAAACATGGGATTTATTGAAACAGTTGGTAGTCATGCACTTGATGATGTTGATTTATCAAATGTATTTGCTTTATACAATCACAATTTTAATAGCGTTTTGGGGAAGACAGGCAAGAATTTATCACTAAATGTTGATGAAAAGGGCTTGTCTTTTAGTTTGGAATTATTGCCCTCAGATGAGCATATTTTTGAACTAGTAAAAGACGGAATCATAAACAAAATGAGTTTTGGTTTCATTGTCGATAAGGACGATTGGCAAGATTCAACACACAGAACGGTATTAAAAATTAAGGAACTACAAGAAATTTCATTGGTGCCAGTACCAGCGTATGAGGGTACGGATATTGTAGCTAAAAGGAGCTTAGAAATGGCAGAAGATACAAAAACAAAACAAGAAGAAGCACAACCAGACTTACAAGCAGAATTAGACGCTTTAAAGGCAGAAATTGAAGCCCTAAAAGCTGGTGATTCAAGCTCAGAAGATGAGCAAGAAGAGCAAACAGATTCAGCTGATGATAAGGCTGATGATTCAGAAGAAGAAAACACACAAAAGGGAGAAAATAAAAACATGCAAACATTTAACAAAGCACAAGACACAGAATCAACAGAGGTACGTAACTTTAACGCTTATCTAAAGGGCGAAATTGAAAAGCGTGATTTGAATACAACTAATGGTGCGCCAATTATCCCACAAGAGCTATTGTCAGAACAATATCAACCACAAGCAAGTACGGGTGTATTGTCATTGATTAACACGGTATCAGTTGATTCAAATAATGTGACATTGCCAGTTGTTAAGCACGCAACAAAGGGCTTCACAGAAGTATCAGCAGAAAATGCAGACACAGCCTCAGTAGACGCTCCAGCAATTCAAGAAGTGAACTTTGATTTGAAGCTATATTCTGGTGCATTGCCAATGTCATACCAATTAGCTCACTCATCTAAGTCAGCACAACGTGTTATTTTGCAACACATTACAGCTATGCGTGATTTAACACGTTTACAAAAGGTTGGTGCATTGTTGAAGACAGCCACACCTAAGGCAGTGACAGACATTGACGGAATCAAAGATGTTTACAATGCTGATTCATTTGTAAACTATCCAGACGCTAACAAGTCATTTATTATGACTGCTGAATTGTTTGGTGAACTTGATAAGGCTAAGGACACAACTGGGGCATATATCTTGCAACCATTGGCAACAGACGCAACAAAGAAGTCAATCGGTGGTTATCCAGTTGAAGTAGTTTCAAGTGATGTATTGGGAGCTGGTAAAGTAGCATTCTTTGGTGACGCTAAGGCGTTCATTGTTGAAGCAATCAACCAAAATATGATTTTCACTTACCAAGAGAATCGTAACCTATCAACGGTGGCAGTTGGTGGTGTATTCTTTGATACTAAGGTAGCTGATTCAGACGCTGGTGTATTTATCACGTTTGGCGCTCAAGCTTAAGTAATAAAAAAGTCCTAGCCGTATCTAGGACGTACATAGCTCAAAAAATATGAGCAATAAAAGAAGAATTTTATTTATATAAAAAGGGGTGGAAACATGACAATTGTAACAGCAAACATAATTATTAATGAGCTACATTTAGACGTATCAGAAACGGCACAGATTCAATCACTGATTAATTTTGCACAGGATTATATTGTGTCAACAACTGATAAAAATGGAACAGTAGAGGGCGTAGTAGCAAAGACTAATGAAAACATATTTAATCAAGCAGTGAGAAGTATTGTAAGTAGTTTATATTTTGGTAACGTAGAACAGTCAGGCTTTGGGATTCAGAGCATGGTATTACTCAATTCAATCAGAAACATGTATAAGGGGGTAGAATAATGGCGTATCAAAGCAAGTCAACTAAACTATTGAACAGCCCTTATCGGTTCACACATAAGATAACAGCCACAGAATCTAAACGTGTTGATTATCCAAATGGAATGAGCGGGACAGAGCAAGTAGAGACGTGGTCACGTCCAGCAGCAGTATACGCCACTAATATGACTAGTGTAGCAGGCATAGAGGGCTATGACGCCACTTATATGTATCAATTTGCAGTAAGAAAAATAGCTAATGACCCTTTTGACGACTTTAATTTTGATACTAGTAAAGTCTTACATGTTGATGATGATTCAAAAACTAAATATACAATAGCTAACATTCAGAGGGCGACAGAGCCAAACGGTTATCACATTCTAACCCTCAAAACGAACTCATAAAAATGACTATGAACTCACTTCGGTGGGTTCTTTTTTTGTGCAATCATATATCTGAAAACAGTGCAATCTTACCAACTTTATGAGGAAAAACAAGGACTGAAAAAGGGCTTGTTTTTTTCTTTCCATACTTCATAATGGAATATATACACTAATGCTAACAAATGGTTAGCAAGGTCACTATATGACTGTGTAAATATCATAGTGACTCGTGTTATACTAGTTGTACAGCTTACAAGTTTAGAGCGGTAGTTGTTTTGGAAATATGGGAGGTATCTCAATGGAAAAAATAACTATAAAGGAATTTATGTACCGTGGATATAGACTGGCAACAGGCTATAGAATGGGCCATCAAATTGGCTCCAACACTTTGGGACATGTACAAGCATCGTCAAGATGGCAAGTACAAGCCCCGCCACTAAGGCACAAAAAAACCACTCTAAACTTTGGAGAGTGACGAGTGGTAATTTTTTGATTATCGTTTTGTAACTTAACTACCGTTCTAAACGGAGTAAGCTTCAAAGTCATGTGCGCTAACACATGGCTTTTTCTTATGAGTTAAGTATAACATAATCGTAAAATGTAATACAGTACTTTGTTGACTTTTGGCAACCGATATAATATAACAAAGACCTACTCATATACCAATATAAAATACTATCAAGTTACCATAATGTGGGTTATCGTAACTAACACGCCATACAAGCGTTACAGAGATTCTACTTGTGAATCAGTCTTATATAAATTGGTATAGCCTTAGAAAGCCTTATATGACGTTACAGGTACATTGTGAAAGTTAAGCGTGTTTATTCATAGACCAATTAGGACTAGTTGAAAAGTAACCGTTTTTATGTTATAATACCATTATAAATAATCAAATAAAAAAAGACCTCAAGCACGCCAATGCTTAGGACTTGAAAATACCATTGTAACAGAATGGGTTTCGTTAGAAGTGATTTGCACTCACAACTAACTTATGTATAACTATATTATACATGGAATTTACTTTACAATCAAGACATTTAATGATAAAAGTGGATAGAAACTATATAACTGTAAAAAGGTTTACTCAAGGACTAAGCGCTAAGAGTAAACCTTTTTTGTTTGTTTTATAGTGAACACCCACGGTACACAAAACGACTTAGAGCAATCTCTTATCTCAGCGTGTGGGTTATTCGGAAAAAGTGAAGACAAACACTATAAGAGATATAAGATATATAACAGGTAGGGGGTAATAGCCTTAGTGTTATTCGGAAGAGCCAAATTGCTATATATCTTTAGAAAAAATAGACAAGTGTACCTTGCACTACTTCAAAACCCTAAGGCGCTATCCATAAGCCATAGTCATACTGGTGGGATAGTAGTAGGTGAGCGCCACCATTAAGGGCGTGGGTTAGGTATTATGAGCATGTTACGGCATGCGGAGCTTAATCAATCTTATATTATTAGCATTATGCAAAACAATGATATAAGAGCTTTCAGGGCATAATTTGAGAGTGTAGGCGAAAAGTAGTCTAGTTGATTCAGTTACAGAAATGTAGAACTCGTATGACAGTGATATACATGATTGACCGAGATGACGGCAAGTGTGAAGCTAGTTTTTTCCCTATCTAAATGGTAGGGAAAACTGTAAGCTCAACCACTCAATCCCTCGATTCTAACAAGCATGTATCACAATAGAAAACAACTATTATTTTTGTTGTATTTACTGATTTATATAAATAATTCAGATAATTTATGATAATAATAACCACGGGCGAGCTTAACTGTTGTGGTGGCGGTTGATTGTCGCGCGGTTTCCGTATTTGGTGGCAGATGATAGTGTATAATCATAGTTAAATTACTAATTAAGAGGTTATATATGACTAATAAAGAAACTAAAGATTTATTAAGTGGTACAGAATTAGCCAAAGAATTAAATATATCGGCTGGTAGAATAAGTCAATTAATTACTAAATTAGAGCTATCAGACTCATTAATAAAGAATGGTAATAAGAAACTAATTCCTAAAGATACAGAAAAGGCTATCAGAGATTATTTTAATAGTAATTCAGAATCACATTCAAATGTTAGTAATAGTGATAGTTTAATAGCAGTTAATGAAGAACTTAATAAGCGTATTGAAGAGCTAATAAAGGATAAAGAGGCTTATAGGTCTGATATTGAAGAACAAAAGAGAACTATAGCGTCTTTAATTCAATCTAACTACTTATTAAGTAATAAATTAGAACTAATAGAGCCACTTAAAGATAAGGATTCAGATAAAGATGAGCTTATTAATCAGTTAAAAGATGAATTAAAAGAGTCTCAAGCTAAGAATAACCGTGGCTTTTGGGCTAGATTGTTTAGTAAGTAGTATACTCAAGTTGTGCAATTGGCACGTAGACCGTGAAAGGGTTAAATTATGAGTGATAGGATTAGTTTTGAAGATAGTGCAGAGGTTCATAAAACCTTTGACGTTAATAGCTATTTATTTAAATATTTCAAGGATTTTGATGAAGATTTGGTACTGTTGTTTGATAATAATCTTGATGGCAATAAATATGAGCATTACAAAGCAGTTGTGGATGAATATATTAATAATAAAAGCACAACTTTAGACCCAGATAGCAGAGAAGTAGCAAAAATAATAAAGCCTATTATTGACTCAATTAGAAATAATAACTCTCAGAACAATCGTAAAAAAGCATTAGCAAAATATGATGAACTTAAAAATAATCATGGTGACTTTGACAATCCAGACAAAGCGCCAGAATATGCTAAGCAAATAGTCGATTCATACAACTAACAACCCTTATAATCAATTAGGGGATTTTGTGTGTTAATTTAGTATGAT